CCCCTCTCCTTATCAACCGAGCTGACAAGCTCACATTCAAACCTTTTCCAGGGTTCATCACTCTGGTATTGGCTCGAACTTGAATGTTAGACCTCACCTCGTAGGATTAGTCATCCTACTTGGATTCTGAAGTCTTATATTCATGTTGATAAGGTTACAAGATGCGGGGCAAGCTGGACCAACGTTGGATTTGAAATCTCCAACCTAAGTTAAGCCCTAACCGCAAATTGTAACAAAGGGATCCTCTTTAGGTACGGCTTCCGCCGCGCCTTCACTCAACCTGCCATTACGAGGAGATTCCGGATATGGCAAAACCTGCCAAGTTCTATCCAAATCTCCCACGCGGTGATCGTCCAAAAGACGTTAAACGCGTTGGTGCTCTCATGGTAACGGCACCTGTGTACACAGCGAAAGAAAGACATGCCGATAACCTGAATAAACAATTCAACGTTTATACAGGAAATTGGATATTGTTTTCCGGACGTGAGTACCAAGGTGACAATACTCGTGCGGGTACTAAAAACCCCGGTTGGAGAGTGACAATTGCTAAGGGAGGGGACGCTACCTCAAATTACTCGAGGGAAACGTTCAAACTTAAACCCATGAAATACCGGATCACGTCCGAAAACTCAACTTCGTTGAGCAACGGCTATGGGACGGCTTTTGGGGGTATACTTGTTTCTGAAAAGGACAAGGTGGCGTTGGAAGACGTCGCTATTGGCCGTTTAAGGAACAGGCTCTCTAGCAAAGTCGGTAACGCTCAGCTCGGACCGCCACTCGCTGAAAGCCGTGAAATCCATCGCCTTGTGCGACAGGTTAACGGCCTAGGAATGAAAACGTTTCGAGCTTTGCTAGCCGCCAAAGCAACAAAGGGCAAGAGTCTCGCATCGCAATTCGGAGACATCTGGCTGGGTTATGGGTTCGGAGTTAATCCCTTACTCAAAGATATCCAGCAAGCTGCGGATTCTGTCTTGCATTACGTCACACGACAGAATTTCCGGACTGTGATAACAGGTACTCATTCACGGGATTATGCATCTTCTGCGAACTTAGCAATAAGTTCGTCCGATGCTATCTCTGCTCATGTGAACTTAGGATGGTTTCTAAGTGCAACACACTGGCAGGGGGTCCGTTATAGAGCCGGCGTAGACATAAAAGTCCGTGCTGGTTCTAACTACAGTGTAGCTGATCACCTCGGGTTAAAGGTTGAAGCTCTTCCAAGTATTCTTTGGGAGCTTGTACCCTACTCCTGGGCGGTTGACTACTTTACTACTGTGGGCTCGTGGCTCGAGGATTCTTTTTATACAATGCCGGCAACGGTTGCGTATTTGTCCAAAAGCTACAAGTATGAGAGTAATACTTCTGGTTCTCCTATTGCTTTGAAGATTCCGGGGGCTAACGCCACCTTATCTGCAAGCAATTCTTTTGGGAGATATACCAGATTTACTCGTGAAAAACTTGCTCCTGATCTACCTACGCGATCACTCCGCATTAAATCTGTGGATGAGATTGCTTCGCATGGACTTAACAAGCTTTTAAACTTGGGGTCCATACTAGCCCAGAAACACGGTCCTAAACTGTAGCGTTGACCTGCTATGGTGTAAAGATTCGTGAATCTTAACGCACTAAGGAGCCATACATGGCTTTTGCACCAGCTTCACCTGTAACAGGCGCAGTGGTCACTGGGCTGACAAGCCCGACCTACACGCTCTTGGCGGATACCGCACCCAACATTAATGGCAAACAATACGCCATCAGTGCACTGGGTGGTACTCAGACGAGTGTCGATGTGAACAGCGTTAGTAAGCCGTTCACTACGTCATTCTTCCGGCCTCCGATCCTCAGAACGTTACCGCAGGCAAACCCTGTAACGGGCGTTATCAAGAACGTGCCCCTGAACGTGTACAAGTTCATCACACGCAAAGGTGCCGCTCCTGCCGTTAACCAAAGTATCATGGTTCCGAAAGTTACCACGATCATTGAGGTGCCGGCAGGCGTTGATACTTATGAACCGGAGGAAATTCGCGCCATGCTATCGTGCCATTTTGGCATTGGCTGGGAACAAGCGAGTGG